GTTCTGAATTGTGTTCTAATGTTGAATTAGATTGATTGCCATTCATCAAATACATTTGAGATGCTTTCTCAACAGTCTTTTCAGAAAAGAAAATATAGTACTCATCTTCTCCAGACTTTCTGTAAATAGGTTTCTTCGGTATAAGTAAAGCACCCATTAACAAACGCTTCTCTTTGTCTATTTCAGCAAGTTTAATTTCTTGTTTATTAAGTGCAACAAAATCAGATTCAATTGCTGGATTCTCAACAACAGAAATAGCTTCTACTCCTATTGCTTCGTCATCATCTAAAATAAGTTCTATTATTTTCATAATTATATAATATTTTTTTAGTGTTATTTTATATTTTTAACCTCCTATACTTGCATCGTCAATTATATTTCTATCCATACTTTGAGCAGTTGTTACATCGTTTGCTACAACATAAGCTTGTATTGGTTGTTGTGATTGTCCACCAATTGCTGATGCTAATTGATTCGTACCACTTTGACCAACTACATTAAATGATGGTGGTGTAGATGCTCCAGCTGGTACAGATGGTTTAGGAACATTACTACCACCTCCTCCAGATGGATTTACACTTTTTATTGATGCTATGTTTTTTAAAGCAATTGCACCAGCTAAACCAGCTTGTATTGCTGGATATGCTGGAAATGCTAATGTTATTGGAGATTTTTGTGCAGTTGTATAAGCATTTTGAACACCTTGAACACCACTAATTGTTGCACTTGCAATAGCCATTGCTTTTCCTACTTTACTATCTTTACCAGCTAATTGTGCTATTTGATTAAAAGTATTTTGTGCATCTCCAAGAGTTTGTTTTGTTCTTATTTTATCTAACTTAATCTTTGTATCTTCATTCTTTTTTTCTTCTTTATTTATTAAGTCAGCATAGTATAATTTTATGTTTGCCTTTTGTTCTTCTGTTGCATTAAGTCTATCTAATTCCTCTAAAGTTCTTTGTTGTTCTAACTCTATCTTTTGTATTTCGGTTTGAGCTTCTTCATCTTGTTTTTTATTTTTAAAATCTTGTTGAATTTTGTCAATTGATTCTAGCCTTTTTATTTCTAAATCTTCTTCTTTTTTGATTTTATTATCTTGCTCCTCTTTAATCTTTTTCTGTTCTTCTTCTTCAGCTTTTATTTCTGCTTGTTTTTTTGCTTTTACCTCATTTTGAAAAGTAGTAATAGATGTTTGTAACCTTTTTTGTAAATTTAACTTTGATGTTGTTAAAGAAATTAATTGTGCTTCTAATCTTGCTTCTTCGTCTTTATCTTGTTTACCACTTTTTGATAATTCATTTTCTAACTTCTTTGCTTCAAAACGTAATCTAGCAGCTTCAATTTCTTTATTTGTTGTTTCTTCTTCTAACTTAGATGCTTCTTTTAAAAATGCAACCCTTTCTTCTGCACTAAACTTTTCTCTTTGTTCTGCTTTAAATCTTAACTCAGATATTTTTTGATTTGCTTTTGCTCTATCAACTGTATTTTTTCTTTCTATTTTATCTGCCTTTGCTCTTTGGTCTGCTATTTTTTGAGATAATTTAGCCTCCTCGTTTATTTCTTTTGCAAAATTATTAATAGATTTTGTTGCCTCGTTAATAGATGTAGTAATACTTTCAACACCAAGAGTAACTTTACCAACTGCATCTGCTGCTATTTTACCAGCTTCTGAAAAATTACCTTTAAATAACTGATTAACTGCTTTACCTAATTTTGGTATAAGTTCAAGCATTCCCTCAAACCTATTTGTAATATTTTCTTTTATTAATCTTGTAAAATCTTTTATTGCTTTTTTAGGATTTTCAAAAACAGATATAATTGATTCTCCTAAATCAGCTAATACATCAAGAAGATTATTAACAACACTTCCAATAACACCAAGTAGTTTTGCAAATTTATTTTGTCCTTCTTCACTTCTAGTAAATGCTTGTCCAACAGCTGTTATAGCTAAAACTAAAGCACCAATACCAGTTGCTATAATTGCAACTCTTAGTGATTTAAAACCAGTTGTTAATCCTTTTATAGCACCTTTAAAGCCTTTTATCTTAGTAACTGCTCCTCCAGTAAACTTATCAAGTGTATCTGTAGCACCACCTAGTTCTTTATTGGTGGTTTTTAGTTCTTTGTTTAACTTCTCTACTTCCTTAACACCTTTGTTACTTTTTACCTCTAAATCTACTACTATCTTTTTGCCCATTTTATCTCTTGTTTTTGTCTTTTAAATACTTCTTTAAAACTATCTGGAAACTTATTTTTTCCTTTTGCTAATTGTACAATCTCTGCATTACAATCTGTGTCTTTCAACAATTCTAATATTTCTTTTATCATTATGATGTTGTTGTTAATGTATAACTAGTTGTTGTTGATGTATTATTATTAAAATCAATTGCATTTACCCCAAATACATAAGTTGTACTTGGACTTAAACCAGTTACTGTTACACAATAAAAATCTGTATATGGTGTTGCTGATACTCTTTGAATAATAAGACCATCTTGAAATACTTGATAACTCTTAACACCTACTCCAGTACCATCACTTGATGCAGACCAACAAAAATAAACTTGATTGCTTCCTATTACTGTATCTGGTGTATAAATAATTGGTGCAGTTGGTGGTGTTGTATCTGGTGGTATTGGTGGAGCTGGTACTGTATAAATATCATTCAACAACTCTAAATCTGATTTACCAGTTAGCATATTTGTCTTTATAGAATTAATCTTATACGTTGTACCACTAATATTAAATCTATCTGCTAGTGTATAATTAAGTAAAATTCTTAATGGTAAATAAGCAGTTAATCTTGTTAATCTATTTGTTACATCAAATACATCACTTATATAATCACTATGGTATGCTTGAAATAATGTATCTGTAAAATCATTAGTTCTTGTGTATTCGTTTATTTCATTAAAAAAGTTAATATTATGTTTACTTGTTGCTGATGATAATGCAACACTATTTGATGGTATATTATATTGTGTAACTTCTAAATGACTAGAATCCGTATCTAAAAAAGATATGCTTGTTGAGTTTTGTAATATAGGATAAAATAATAATGGTTTACCATAATAAGGTTGTTGATTGTCATCCACAAATTGACCATATTGAACAGTTGTTAATGTATCAGTATCTAAATCAGTTAATCTTTCATAAAGCATTTGAGAAAAAGGTGTTTTAACTTTATATATTCCACCATCTAACTTTTCTCCATTATTTGTATATTCTGTTTTTCCCCAAGTCTTGTTATTTAATTGAGAATATTTAGCAGCTAAAAATGTCTTTGTATCTTCGTGTTCAAATGTTACTTCTTTAAATGGTAAAGCAACATTAACAGAGCTTTTATCTCTGTCTATAAATTCTGTAACATCATAAGCAATACCATCATTATAGAAATCATCAAGTGTTTTAACAATTATATTACCAGTAACATTATCTATATAAGACGTAAGATTAAACATTTTAAAAATACCAGTTAAAAAATCAATACACTTTATATCTGGTATCTGTTGTGTTATAATAAAATCAACTGCTCCAGTAATAGATACACTTGTTGCTTCATATCTAGTATAAACTAAAGTTGAGTTTACAAGATGAGGTATAAAAAATAAAACACTATCCATTGTAAAAGCACTTTCACTTTCTATTATTACAGTATAATCTCCAGCTTCTAAAGTATCGTTTAAATCTGCATAAGAAATATTAGAATCTCCAACTAAATTTGTTTTTCTAAATATTGATAAACCATCTCTTAACAATGAAACATTATATGTAGATGTTGATGTTGTTTCTAAAAATAAACCAAATCCTTGATTATCTCCAGCTACGTCTGTTGGTATTCTTATTGTTGATGAATTTACAATACCTCCATAATCATTACTTACAACTTGATAACCACTTACTAATGTTTGTGGATTATCTAAAGGTACACCACCTTTTTTTCTATGCATCCACATAAACAAATTATAGTAAGGTGTATTTGTACTTGTAAAGAAATCATTACTAAAAGTTATTCCGTAGTCTGTTGCTATTGCTTGTATAATAGTATCTACTCTTATTGCATATTTTAAATCATTCCAAGCTACTCCGTGTAAATGACTACCACCACCAGATTCCCAATATACATTACCATCTAAATTAGCAGATGAATTTGAATCATAGTGTAACTCTTGTGTGTGTGTTATTAAAGGTGCAATAACATCGTTTGTTGCTGGATTTGCTTCTAGTTTTGTTTTTACAGTTGCAGAATCATATACTAAATCGTTACTGCTTAAACTTCCTAAAGCACCTAGTTTATCTTCTCCAAGTAAGTCTTTTAAAGTTACTGTATTGCCAGTAAATCTAACCTTATAAGAGTAAGGCACATTATTTCTTAAATCAACACCTTCAAGTTTTATTTTACCCTCTTTAAATTCAAGAAAGTTTAAATATAAATTAGCATCAACTCTTTTTCTTGCATCAAATCCATTTGTAATAGAGTTTTTGTAATAGTGTTTAAATATAGCATTATTACTTTTTGTTGCTGGTATTGTAAACGTTTTTGAATAGTCTGTAAAAACCTTTTGAATATCTTTTACGTTTTGAATAGATTGCGTTAATACAACACTTTCATCTTCAAATAAATCTACTCTTTGACCTTCTATGTATAGTTGTATTTTTTGCATTTATCTTATGTCATTTAAAACATTGTAAGAATTTTCAAACTCAATTGTATATTCAACTAACTTATCATTTAAGCTAGTCTTATATGTAATATCACTTGTCTTTATATTGATTGGTAATACTTGTTCGTCTGTATTTGTTAAGTTTGTTATCCATACTTTTTCTGATAACATTAATTGTTTAAATACTTCGTTGTAGGATTCACTTAAAAAGCCACTACTCAAAGTCATTGATTCGTTTGCAGTAATATTAAAATCTCTTTTTGTATGTACACTTGTATCGTATGTATTAGTATAAGTTAAAGTATTTGCTTTATAACTTTCTCTTTTACTATTCATTCTTTCAACTTTCTTTTTAAAGAAATACATATCTTGTAATACACCAAACTTATTTATAAAGGTTATTTTCTTTGGCTCATATTTACATTCCTCAATAGTTTTTACTTTTATAATATCAAGTGTGCCATCAGTATTTCCAATATGTATAGCATCTACTTTACCAATACTTAAAGTATCTAAATATTGTGATATACATTTATTATCTTCAAATACACCAAGATAATTACTAGCTACTCTTGACTTAAACGAATCTCGTTCGCTCTTTCCATTTATACTAATATGTGCTACTTGGTCTGTGGTATTTAAAGAATTATCTGTATTAACATAAGTACCAACAACTTCTCCATCTCTTAAAAAAGCAATACTAATATCTGTTCCAATATAAACTGGTATTCTGTAAACATTATCATCTAATGCAAATACTTCTCTGTTTGTCATTAAAACATTTTTACCAGTATAAGAATAATTACTACCTTCTTCAAAATAAGAATAACCATCTAATGCTAAATCAGTTGATGTTGCTTGTTGTAATTGAACATCATTACCATCAAAAGATGTTTTTACCATTCGTACCCACTTACAAGTGTAATATTCATCAGCAGCAAAATAAAAACCAAAAAAAGGTACATCTAAATAATCTCTAATGAGTTCAGATATTTCAAAATTTATTCCAGTAGCATTTGGTAATATTTGTTTTCTTAAAGAATATTGAGGTGTGCCAGTATAAGCAGTATCTCTATCTCCAGTATATATTTCAATATCCAATGTAGCATAAGCCACATTTGTAACTGATGTCCTTACAAAATAGGGACTTCTTGTATTAATTATTGCCATTTGTTGTAAATTTTAGTAGTTCTTCAACATCTAATTGATATGCTTTTATTATGTCTTTGTCTAAATTAGTAAATGCTTTTTTAAATGGCTTTGTAAAAAACAAACTTGGTTTAATACCATTGTTATAAATACTTCTTGCTATCATAAATTGTAAAGACTTTCTTGATATGAATTTACCATCTTTACCTCTTACACCTTTTAAACCTTTTCTTACTATCCATTTATCCATTTTACTTGGAGGTGGCATTTTATTTGTGTAACTATAAGGTGTGTTATATTTCTTTTTTATACCACTTACACCCTTGTCTTGAAATACACCATAATCTTCCATTAAGAAACTTAAAGAAAAACTATTTGGACTTACGTTTATATCGTAGTCTAAACTGTTATAAAGTGTTTTAGAACTATTCTTTTTACCTCTTGTTAAGTTTGCCTTTGATTGTGTTATAACATACTTTGCAAATCTATTCAGCTCTTGTTGTACATTCTTTAACATATATTAATATCGTTATTTACAAGAACATCAAATGTCATTGCCCATCCAGCTAATTCATTTTCAAACCTATCATAAAAAGGTTCTAAATTTGGTGTGCCATCTAACTGATATAAATCTTGGTGTAATGTACCTCCTCTTAATACTTGTGCTAATTTATTAAGTACTGCTAATTGAGTATTTAATATGTCTTGCTCATTATCATTACCTCTAAAAATATCTACTGTTGTTTCTTTCGAAACATCAACAATATCCATAGACAAAACAGATAAACTGAAACGTAATACATTATCTTCGTTATTTACATTATTTACTATTATGTGTGATAAAGGAAACATTGTTTGTTTACTTAAATCAATCTTTGTGATATCTCCAGTTGTTACATTATTAACGTTTACATCTGATAATAATTGATTCTTTATTGTTTCCGTTACTTGATAAAAACCCTTCATTAGAATTTACTTTTTATTTGTTTTGCTTCCAGCTCTGCTTTCTCTTTCATAAATGATAACATTGTAAAGCATTGATGAATATTTAATTTAGTGATATTTTCAAATTTTGTAATATCTCCGTTAGCGAGTCCATAAATTGACTGATACCATCCCCATTTGTTTGAGAAATTAGCTGCTCTTGATAAGCCTCCATCTCCACTTGATTGTTGGAAGAGAGTATCGTATGCTTCGACAGTTCCATTCCTAAATTGTAAAAAAAAAACAAAGAACCAATTGCTGCATCTAAAGGCATATCTTTCATCTTCTCTGGATTCTCTACATTGTAATCAACTATATTATATTTACCAGATTTCTTTATTTTTATTTTTCTGTATAATACATTCATTGCAATGTGCATATTATTCCAATCACTTGCACTACCATCTAAATCTACATATTCTCCTAAACTCATTTCGTCCAAGTCTGGTATGAATCCATACTGAACACCATTCATTGTAAACTGCTCTACCCTTTTTGGTGTTTGACTCAACAATTCATTAAGTATATCTATAATAGCAATAACACTACTCATCTTTAATTTGTAGCTATCACTTAAAGGTATTCCACAGAATATCTCTATCATTTTAGCATTTAAGAAATTACCTTCTGGATTTTCTTCTGCTATCTTTAAGAACTTTTGATATTGTCCTAATGTAACTTCACTTAATGATGTCGGTACGTTTATTTCAATCTTCATATATATATAATACTATTATCTTAATGTTTTATAAAAAAGCCTATACATTTTTCATATAGACTTGTAAGTAATAAAAACTGGCTTGGTGTTTTTGGTTTCAATATTCTTATTTGCTTATTTGTTTTGTGGTGTATAAAGCATTGAATAGTAGAAATCATTTCCTCATTACTCATTATCTTATATTGTATTTACCTTTGTTTGGACTACTTAACTGTGATGTAATTGCATAACGTGCTGCATCAATACAATGGTTAAAAGCATCAATTGGTTTATTAATAGTGTTACCCTCTCTGTCTTTCATCCAAGTATAACTTTGTAATTCTTTGATTAGGTTTTTACTTCTACTTGTAACATAGATATCTTTTTGGTTTATTAAGTTGATACCATATACAATTGAATCTTTACCTTTTGTAACTGGCATTACTTTATGTCTATATGTTCTTAATTCTGCAATTGATTTTGGCTCTGCTGAATCTGCATATATTATATCATCTATATTAAGTTGTTTAAGTATGTTTGATATATCTACGTTTAGTAATTTAGTCTGATGTATAACCTCATCTAAAATATAAGTGTTATTGTATTTGTATAAACCAATTAATGTTGTTGGGTCATTTGTATAACCAAATCCATTCCGTAACATAATAATCTTGCTTCTGTTGGTAGTTGTTTAATCTCTTTCCAATCTGGAATACATACACCATCTAAACTTCCTATTTGACCAAGACCATATACTTTCCACCAGTTGCTCCAGTAAGTACTTGTCTTTGCTTTATCTCTTGCAGCTTCTATATCGTTTACAATCGTTTCTGGTAATGCTTCATTGTCTTTGTATGTTAGTGTAATAAAGTCTGCATCATCGTTGCCTACAACTTCTTTATGTGCCCAAAAATTAGCAGTTGGATTAAAGTCAATCCATATATCGCCACTTGTTCTAATACTTAATTGTGTGTATGCTTCAAAGGGTACATTGTTTGCTTCGTTTACATACAATACGTTTCTTCTTGCTCCTCTTAATTTATCTGGTTGTTCAACACTAAAAAATTCTATGTAACTACCATTTGTAAATGTGTACTTTAAAGCAGACCTATTCCATTGACTATCCCTAAACCTATTGGTTGCTATCATAATCTTTAGAAAGTCCTTCATAGCACCTCTACGTAAGTGTGGGATAGATTCAGATACTACACTTGTTTCTGTGTTTGGTGTTCTTATACACCTATCAATAAGTATAGGCAGTATACCAAATGTTTTACCAGCTGATGTACCACCTTGAATTACTTTCTTTCTTTTCTTTAACTTATAAAGTTTCTTTATTGCAGTTGTAACTTGAAACACTAATCTAAATCAAATAAAGGTTGTTCTGATGTTATTGATATATCTTTTGTTTCTTTTGGTTTACCAGCATAATAATTATAAAACATTTGAACGTATTTAAAATTACCTTCTTCAACTCCTTTTTCAAGTGCTTTAAATGCTTTTGGTTCTAATGGAGATAATCGTTCAATCATTTGCACTTCTTCTGATTTACTTTTACGACCAGCACCTTCTCTTTTTCCTCCTCTTTTATTTTCTGACATTTGAAATAATTTGATTATTCATATAATTATATAATAAAAAAAACCTAACATTTTACTGCTAGGCTTTAAATTAATTAAATTAACTTTTCGTCAAGTTGTTGAATCCAGTTCCTTAACATCTTTTTATTACAAGTGCAAGGCTCACTGATATTTATGATTAAAATACTTTGAATGTAGTTTACACATTATCTTAAAATCTTCATTTGAAATTGTTGATGTTGTTCTTTGTTTTACACCTTGCCAAATAATTTTATCTTCTACCATAGTTCAATATCATTTAGTTTTTCTTGTCTTTCATCACAACCACATCTATCTCCCCATATCTTTTTAACTATCCATTTAATACCAGTATAGTATGTAATTCTTTCAATAAGGTTTCCTAGTTTCATTCTTCTAATTTTTCTTTTAGTCTGTCTTTTACTTTTCTGTATGTGTTGTATAAAGAATGGTATGTAATATTTGTTTTCTTTGATAGTTCAGTTATACTATATTCGTCTTGTATTAGATTATATACTTTTTTATCATACCAATGTAACTTTTGTAGTTCTTGTTCAACAATATCATTTGCATCATAGAAATCAATATATTCTCCAGATTCTAAATCTAATACTAAAGTCTAAAGATATTTTGTTTCTGTTCTTCTGCTTATTCTTCATTTGTAAAAAGGTAGAACGTAAAGTTAGATAGATATAATAATAGTTGACTTCATCTCCGTAGGCTATGTTTAAACCCTTTTTAAGCATCTTTCCGATAACAAGGTACATATGTGATACAATGTCCTCTGCTTCTTCTCTATTACACCCAAATTTTAGTGTGGTGTTTATCCACTTATTGTGAGATTGAAATATCTTCTCTAACATAGTATTGTGTTTGCAACAAAGTAATATAAATAAGTTAAAGTTTATTAACTACTTATACTATTTTATTAACACTTTTGGAAAGGGTATAGTTACCCCAAGTACATAGAAATATATTTTTATTTGATTATCTCTCAACGTTTATGTATGAATGCATACACAATGATAAATAGTTACTAAATAAACATATAATTATATAATAAAAAAAATATGACATTTTACAAAATTTACACAATTATTTTTAAATTAATTACCAATGCTAAAGCATCTTTTTCTTTGTTTAATATTTAATTTGTGTGTAAGCTCCTATGCATTCATTGTACCACCAGTCTATCTCTTTCTTTATTTCATATTCTGGTTTCTGACCAAAAACACTTTTAATTATGTGTTTGTTAGTTAGTCCTTTATAATAGTTATCGTACCTAAAGAAGTAAGCTGGAATCCACTTATCTAGCTTCGCTTGATTTTCCCAATCCCAATCTAAAGTACCCCACTCTGTATAACTAACTTTTCTGTACTCAGAAGGATGTTGAACTTTTTGAACCATTTGTTTTTTAGTTTTATTAGTTAAATTACCAACATTAAAATATGCCTTGTACAACTGTTACCAATGCATACCTTCCATTGATGTATTTGCTTCTATTACTTTACATTCATCTTTACTTTTCCAATCCCAGCTCTTTTTAAGTATGTTTATACGTTCAATAACTTCATCTATTTTATCTTCTGGTATATCTTGCAATACGTCAAGAATTGGATTTGTTTTTTATATTATCTTTTAATTTTTTATATTTTTCTTGTAGTTTATCGTAATTGTATGACAAGTATTGGTTTCTTATATAAGAATCTTGATTAAATTCTAAATTGTTTAATTGTTCAAAACTTTCTTCTATACTTGCCAACCTAGAATTATATCTTTTATACATTGGATACATCTTAACAAGGTGTATTACTGTTGCGTGATGCATTGTCTTTCCTTCTGATTGAAAGTATAAAGCTATGTTTGTTAAACCTATTCTTAATTTCTTTCTTAAAACATAACATACTAATGCTCTCATCTCTACATAATCTCTTCTTCTTGTGTTGTCAAATATATCAAGTCCAGATACTTCTTTTACACTATCTCCTATTTTCTTTATATCTTCTATATTCATTTTATTCTGCTCCGTTATCAATTAATATTTTGTCTGTTACGTTTGTTACTTCTTCTTTGTTTAATGTATATGCTTTACATACTTCTTGTATCTTACAGAAATCATTAAAGTCAAATTCATTTAACACCCATTTAACAAACTCTAATTTGTTTGCAATTAGTTTATCTCCTAAACCTTTATCGTCTACATCTTCAATCTTATTATAGTATTCAGATTCTATATGCATTAACTCCTTTATAGTTCTGTTTACATTGTTCTTTACTCTGTGTCTAAATAAACCAGTACGCATTGCTTCTTCTAAAAAGTGTTGGTTTACAAATGATGTTATTATTGCACCACTAATCTTTTCTAAATTCTTTTGTGTTAACTCCATATTTGATAATTGTAATTGTGTTCGTTATAGTATTGTTTTGTTTCTTCTATCTTCTCTGCTAATAATTGTTCAAGATAATTATAAATATAATTTATTTCATCATTTGATGCTTTGTATATTTCTTCTCCTTGATAGAAATTAGTTTCTAATATCTCATTCTTTAAACTTACTTCTATTAAATATTGTTCAGTATCTAGAATTAAAGTTACTTCATTTGGTAATGAGTTTATACAAAAATCAGTATTGAAATACTCTGGCTCAATTGTTTTTATTATTTTAATTAACTCCATTATTTAGTTTTTTGTACACTTCTGTTTGTGCGTTGTTTTTCTCAATCATTATCTGTACTTCTAAAATTTCCATTTTATTTTCAAGCCACCAGTTATCACTATTTTTAGCATAGATTTTAATTAGTTCTAATGTTTCTAAAGTTTCTGGTGTTAAGTTGTTTTGTTTTCCCATTTTGTTTTGTTTTTAACTGTTAAATAATATTAATATCATTGATATAAACCATAAGCACATATAAGCAACTATCATAATCATAAGTAGTACAAATACGAACTCTGCGAATCTTGTAAGCATCTTCTTCATAATTATACGTTAAAGATTAAACCTAATAACATTCTTGCTATAAAATAGCTTGGTGCTAAAATCAATACTAAAGTTTGTAATTTTTTCATCTTGTTTTGTTTTAATTAATAATAATCAAATATAAAACAAATTATTTAATTAACAACTATGTTAATACATTTTAACATTTCTTTAACATTTACGAAATTACAATACAAACAATGCCAATTATAATATAAGCCACTATTGATGCCATTACTATAAATGATATCAGTCCTTTTTCTGTGCTTGATTTATTCATAACTCTTTGTATTTGTTTTTTAATGATATGTAATGATAATCTGATTTACTTAACTTTAAATCCATTAAATCATCCATTGCATCTTGCCTTCTAATGCAAGGTGGTAGTTTGTCAATTAATTGTTGTAGTTTCTGTATTAGTTTTCTTTTGTACATAATTCTAGTTTTGTTGATAATGATTTATTTAATACCCAGAACTCTTTATCTACTCTTTTATTTTTACCGAAATCAGTAGTTTCTGGAACGTTGTAAAATCTTTTATATATACTATTTAAGTCTAGTTTACTAATATTAAAAACATAAATACCAGTATCATCTTGTTGAACATATAAATATTGTTTGTTTTGATTTTTAGCTAACTTTAAATTAATTAAAGTTTTGTTTACCTCTAAAAATGGGTCTTTGTGATTAGCTCTTCTATTCTTAATTTCTACAATATAATTACTATCATAAGCATCATAAGAATTAAACTCATATTTGTGTTCAATTAAATTGGTATTAGATTTCTTATTTATAAAATATATTGTTTCTGATTGTGTCATAATG